TGGAAAGAAAAAGAGAGGGCCAAAAAATGACTTTTAACCTCACAATCAAAAGCTCTGGCGAGTCGAACAACAACTCTGGTCGTATTGGTGTAGACGCTAAAAAAGAGCGTCTTCGTGCTCTTAAACAAGCATCCTCTGAAGCTGAGGGTAAAAACTCCGCCGCTGTAATTAAATGGATCAATCCTCAAGATTGTCCTGACAGGAACATTATCATATTCGATGACTCCGCTAGTATGGGCTACGAGGAGCGTCAAAACGCAAAGAAGGGAATTGTAGAATACCTTCGTAACTGTGTTCCAAACCAAACTTCTGTTGGTGTGGAGTTTATGAACACCAGGCCACGGATTGAGTTGAGAAGTGATTTGATTGCACTAGGGACAGAGATTACAGGCAAAGATCTTTCTTCTGGCTCTACACCGTTTTTTACTACAATCAAAACAGCACTGAACTCCAGCGATAAGCCTACACGATTGATTGTGTTTACTGATGGCAGTCCGTCAGATAGGCTAGAAGCTGAAGATGGCGAAGAAGCTGCGATGAGAGGATTTTATTCCTGGAACTCTCAAAGCACCTGGACAACTTCTGCTGATATTATTATCAGCATTGCTAAAGGTATTGCGCAACATGACAATCGTGGTGTAATAGATGATCGTTGCATCCCCATTGACACTGTATTTTTTGGCTCTGCTGGTAGCGTGACTGAAATGAACCTTCTAAAGTACCTCTCCAACGCTACCGGAGGATTTTTTCTGCACTTCGATCCTTCCAAAGTAAACTTCGCCAAAGCTTTCAAATACCTCGCTCCTATCAATCGTCTCATGCTCACATCACCAGCTTTTCGTGCTGATGTTGAGAGCGGAAAGAGGAGTTAATGCTCCCATCTCAACTAGCAGCAGAAGCCTTAAAACTTCTGTCCCAGTATCCTCCAGAAGTACAATCCCAAGCGAGTTTACTCTCTCGTAAACTCGCTTTATTCGGCTTCGGGTCTTTGTTTGTAAATGTAGTCGAAGGTCCTGTAGTAAGAACATTCACATTCCAACCTATAGGGGATTGTAAATTCGCTCGCATCATGGGAGAAGCTGAAGAACTAGCAGGTGCTTTGAGTGTAGAAAGTGTTACTATCAACCGCAACCTTGGTAACATTGAAATTTCTGTTCCACGCTCAGATCGTCAGATTATTAGATTTGATGCCTGTCTTCACACTATGATGACTTCGCCACTCACTCAAACAATGGCCTTACCGCTTCTTATGGGCCAGAACAAGATAGGAGAATATCTTTATGCCGATTTGGCGACTCAGCCACATATGCTTATTGCCGGAGCCACAAATTCAGGAAAGTCGGTCTTTACCGCTCAGCTTATATCCTCGCTTGCTTTGTTTCGTAGTGAGCAAGAGCTTGAGCTTATCCTTGTGGACACAAAAAGCCTTGATCTTGTATTGTTTAAAGAACTGGCCCATGTTAAACAAGTTCTCACTGATATTGGAGACATCAGAGCAGTCTTATCAGATCTTCTGGACGAAATCAGACTCCGAAATTCTCAAATGTCAGGACTTGTACGAAACATTAGAGAATGGAATGGTCTAAGCGCTGGAATTCAAGCTAAGATGAAGTATAAAATCTTCATCATGGACGAACTTGCTGATGTAGTAGATCAGGACAATGATTCTATGAGAGGGATACCACGAAATGAGCGACCACCTAGTATTCTTGAACTTCTTAAAACAATCGCTCAAATCTCACGTGCAGCAGGAATTCATCTTATTCTTGCCACTCAACGTCCAAGTGTGGATATTCTTCCAGGTTCTATCAAAACAAACTTTCCTGCTAGGATTGCGTTCAAGCTTCCTACCAGAACAGATTCTCAAGTTATCCTTGATGAAAACGGAGCAGAAAAACTCTTAGGCATGGGTGATTATCTTTACAAGATTCAAGGCATCGAATCAGCAAAAAGAGCACACTCAGCTTATGTGAGCATTGAAAACATTGCAATAATCATTGAACAGAATGAGGATATTAGGAGGATGTATGCCTAACAGACCCGCAAAACTTCACTGGCTAAAACCTTGGGAAATTGATCCTAAGTCTAAAAACAACTGGCTCAAAGCAGTTACAGCGTGTGGACAGTTGTATATTCATTGCGATAATTATTTTAATATCGCAGAACCAATGATTCTCAAAAATGTCACTTGTAAAACCTGCCTCAAAGCAGCAGCAGCAATTTTTAATCGTGAAAGAAAACGTAATTCTAGCAGAGGCCCGAAGCGGGGGGTGACCATGAAAAGGGGATCAAAAAGCCTCTTTTAAGGGGTCTTTTTAGGGGTTAAATGGCTTGTAATGAGCACTTTAACCCCTTTTTGGGCTTCCCCTTGACACCCCTTTTTAGACGGCGTATACTGGGAAAAGTGAAGGAGCCTGCCAAGTGGCCAACAGAACAAAACTAACCTTAGTAACATCTTTTCGCATCTTCATAACACAACATGAGGAACTGCAAAAACAGGCTCATATGTATACTATGTCAAGTAGTGTTATAGTAAGAGCTTTGTTACAACTTTACCTTGATGGAAAAGTACCCGAAGCTCTTACTATAGCTCTAGCTGAAGCTCAGAGGGCTGAGAAAGCAGAGTTGAAAGGGAAACAATAGGAGAAGAAAAATGCCAGAAGTGGGACAGGCAGAGATATTTGAAGGGGCTGATAATCTTGTGGCTCCTTTGGATATGGAAGTGTTCCAAGAAGAAGAAGAGTTAGAAGACAGAGAAACAAGAGACTCTGAAGAAGAATCTCCTGTAGCTTCTGAATTTCCTGTCTCTTCAGAGCCAGAGTTAATAGCTGTTATAGAAAACTCCGGCGATGAACCACCAACTGAGCTTGAAGAAGTGCATCTCACATCTACAGTATGTGATGTGTGTCTTGAGTTAAACCTCACACATAAAACTGAAGCTCAAAGATGTGAAAGATGTGAGCAACAGTTTTGTCTGCACTTTGCCTCGACTGTGGATGTGAGTTATTGTGTTAATTGTCTGAGTAACATAAGTGTGACAAAACAAACAATCTCAAAAGAATACGTTTCGCAAGATGCAAACAGCAAAGTAACTTCAATCTATCGTCGTAAAGCTAGGGAAATTAAGATCGGTGGACAAGACTGGTTGTTTGCGCAAAGAAAGATTGTAACACTGACTGATGATGAGCTTGACTTAGCGATTGAGTATCATCGGAACATTCTTCAGTTGATGATTAACGAAGAAACTGACCGGCGAAATGCTAAGATGCACAGGTATGCTAACACAAGCTATAAGATTCAGTCGCAAGCTCAAACACCTGGAAGCACAAAGACCACAACTTCAACAACAGTGAAGAAGACACGGACAGTTAGCAAAAACAAAGCTGATGCTCAAATGGCAGCGTTGTTGGCTTCTATGGCGGGCAAAGGTAAGAATGTGAATGATTTGATGAAGCTGATTAACAGTATTTGAAAGGAGCGAGATGACTAGCATAACAGACACTCTTAAAGAACGTGGAGTTGTATATGGTGAGTTCTGTACTCAAGCACAAGTAGTACAGGCTCTTAAACAAGCAATGAGAAATTCCAGAGGTGGTGCCGGATGGAATAATTTAACGGTTCCAATGCAAGAGTCTTTGGATATGATCGCACATAAAATTGGTCGTATTCTTAATGGCGATCCATCTTACAAAGACTCTTGGGTTGATATTGAAGGTTATGCTCATCTGGTATCAGAGCAACTTAGTGATAGCATAACAATACAAGACCGTGAACAAGAAGACAGATTTCCAGGCTAAGAGAGGATTGACAATGACAGCGAGTCGTCAGTTGATCGAATATCTCGATCGAACTCGTCTCCCGTGGATGTACTACGATCACAGGAAACAAAGATTGATCGTTGTAGTAGACAATCACCTGATGCAAACCTACCGAGCGTGTAGCCAGCATTTTATTCACGCTCACGTTGAAGGTTGGCATCGCAGAGCTTTTGTACAATCAGAAGGAAAGCAAAGAATTTGGAATTTGGAGTTTGGTATTCTTTTGCACAAGATGCTAGAGTTATACTACCCAAACTTCAGAAACAAAGACTTCAGCATCGACGAATGGGCTACTGTACGTGGTCTAGCAGAATGGCTTGAAGCTGATATGGATATGTTTGCTAACGAGAAAGAGTACAAACTCATTGGTGGAAAGCATGGTTTTATTGGACTCCTGCACCAATTTGCTACAACTTTCACAGCAGAAAACGAACTTATCCGTATCATAGGCTCAGAAATCTCCTTCGGTCGCGCCGGTGAGGTTCCTCTGTATATTGGTCCTGGATTAGAAGTTTACCTAGCAGGACGAATGGACTTAATCATCGACGATGGATATTTTATCTGTCCAATGGATCATAAAACAGAAGGAAAGTTCAGAGGTGAACCGGGACTGAAGTATCAAACTGAAGATGGTCCTACTGGCTATATCTATGCCTTGGCCCATATTCTTCCAAAGATTGTACCCGCCGGAGAGTTGCTGAAAAGGGATTGTTCCAAGATTCTAATGAATCTAATTCAAAAAACTCCTGCTGATGATCCAAAAGAACGCTTCAAGCGTGTGCCGATTAGAAAAACCACAGATCAGCTTGAAGACTACCGTCAACGAATGGTTAGCACTGTGCAGCACATTGTCACTGACATGGAAACTTATGTCTCTGGCTTTGCTGTGATGCGTAACACAACAGCTTGTACTAATTGGTTTTTCCGTGAGTGTGTGTTTAGGGATGTGTGCAGGCAGAGCGGAAAGGACAATGAGCTTAACACACTACAAAATGGTTATATTCAGTTACCGATATGGAATACTGAAGAAGTCACACCAACAACATAGGGAGGTAGTGTATGAGTGAAGCATCGTCAGTATCGTCAACGCCAGCGAAGCAGTATATTTCGCTGGCTCAAGGAGAAGCTCCAGCAGGAGTAGCGATAGGTAACTGTTCTGGGATTCTTCCTAACAAAATGCAATGCTGGAGGGCAGCAGATTTTCTAGTTATTGCCACTGGTCCAGTGATAGAAGCTACAGACACTACTCCGGCGTCACAGCATGTTGACCAGTATCAACTCTGCCGGCGTCATGCAGTGATGGAGCAGGAGACTGATGGAGCAGAAGCGTTAGCAGCACAACGTCTTGCTAACGATCAAGCACAAGCCACAACAGCAGAGGCTAAGGTAGCAGCAGACAAAGTCGCTGTAAAACAAGCCTCAATCCCAGCAAAACCCTAACGTAGAAGGAGCAGCTACATGGCAACACCATCCAACCCGTTTGCTAACATGGCTGGAATCATGTCAGAACAAATCCAAGCCACCGAACGACTTAAAATGGCAATTATCGGAGGGCCGGGAGTTGGTAAAAGCTGGATGGCAGCAACAGCTCCCAAGCCTATTAGGTACTACGATCATGATGATAGATCAGAAAGTTTGGAAGGAAAAACTGGAATTTCTATTCTTTCTAGACCAACAATGCTACAGATTGAAACTGATCTTTCAGTAATGAAAGCGAACAAGCTGAAAAAACTTGCTTTACCTGCTACAATCGTGCACGATTCTGTCACGTTTCTGAATCGTGCTATGGAAGAGGAAATTTTTCGTCAAGAACCAAAGCTGGCACGAACAATTCGTGTTGGTAACAGCACTTCAATGAAGCTACGAAACGGCTGGGATGTAATCAATGGAGTGCAACGCTACATTGAGTACCTTATCGGTGAATACGCAACTCTTGGGGTGAGCATGATCTTTGTGTTCCACGAGAAAGACGAAAAAGACAGAACCACAAGCTCAGCAGCAGAGTCTAAGTACACGGGCTTTGTGACTGTAGATCCACAGTATCTTCAAAACTGTCTTAGTCTTTTTAATGAAGTTTATCGTATGCATGTGGATACGATAGCAGGGAAGACGAGTTACAAAGTGACCTGTCGGCCAACGAATGAGTTTGTTGGTAAGACTACAATGTTGATTGATTCAGAAGAGTTGCCGGATATTGCTACTTTGATTACGAAGCATAAAGCAGCAAGAGCGGCGCAGAAAGTACAACCACTAACCACGAAATAAGGAGCAATACAATGTCTGGATTTAAAATGTCTTTCAACAACGAAGAACTTGCTGGTAAGCCCCCGGTGCCGTGTGGCTGGTACAAATTGCAGATTGTTAATTTTAGGCCCAAGGCCGCAAACCTCAAACCCGGCGAGACTGAGCCTTCGAGTGTTAGTCTTAATGCCGAGCTGAAGATCATAGATCACCCTGAACATGCTGATCGCAGGGTTTTCGTTGGTCTTAACACCAAAATGGCGTTCATGTGGGCTGATTTTGTTCATGCTACAGGAATGGAGATGGAAGTAGTACAGGATGAGTTCACTGGCACAGAGAAACAGAACTACGCTTTGCCGGGTTTCTTTGAGAACTCCGATACGAATCCAAGTGATCCAAGTGTGTGGAAATATGTGGGACCACTGCTCAATGCTACAATGGAAGTTGAGCTTGCTGAGATCCCGGCGGAGGGAAATTACAGGGCTAAGAACGAAGTGAGACAGTTTAAGTGTGCTGTCCAAGGATGCACGCAGAAGCATAGCACGAATTTGATTTCTACGAAGAAGTCGTAAACAACACGAGAATGAGCGCGGTCCTTCGGGGCCGCCTCTTTTTCTCTAGGCTCTTGAGGGAACCTAGAGTAAAGGAGGAGATATGATCTCTGTAACTCCAGTATTAACACAAAGAGAACTTGAATGCGAGCAAATAGTAGGACTCGCTCAAGAAATATCCGGCGAGTCTAATGTACGTGCTATCAATGTAGCACGAATCGCCACAGAAAAAGGGCACCGAATAACATTTGCGAGGTTTTTACTCACAGACAAAGAGCGTGAACTAATAACCAAAGGTGCGGATCTTATCATCTCACAACCACATATAGGAGCTTGGCAAGCGATAGGATTGCAGATTGCATTTCCAGGAGAGTATCCATTTCCAGAGGGGGACTTGGTATGAAAGTTTATTTTGTAGAGTATGAGGTAACACTGTAATGCCCTACATAAAACCCAAGGGTCTCCCTACCTCTCGTATATGGTTTGTTTTTCAGTCTCCATATGCCTCTTGTATCCCTAGAGGTTCTCTTCTCTCCGGTGCTATGGGTGGTGCATTTCTCAAAATGCTACGTGAAGCGGGAATAGATGAGCGTGAGTGCTACTTCACATCCCGTGAACCTAATCCTGAGGCACCGAAGGCTTTTGCTAACATAGACGGAGAACTTAATCAACATAAGCCTCCGTTTGTGGTTGTGGTAGGAGAAGTAGCTGCATGGTTTTTGCCGGAACTGAGAGAGAGGGGGAGCGTTTCTTTAGCTTTCAGCCAGCTTGATAAGTATGCCGGCTCTTTGCTAGAAGCTCCCTCTCTTACTTATCCTCACTACTGTATACCAGTATATGATCCTACATGGTGTCAAGCACACTGGGATGACAGAAATGTGACAACGTTTATTGATTTTGGAAAACTCAGAGAAGAGTATAAGTATTGGAAGCTACACGGCACTCTTAACACTCTTCCACAACGTGTTTTACACTATCACGACATGGACTTGGATGAGTTACTATCCTACCTTGATAAATTTCGCAATGCAAAGGTGCTTTCAAATGACGTTGAGAATCCGTTCTACAAAAGCAAACGCTACAAGCCCCACCCTGGGTATCCTTTTCTTCTGGGTCTTGCTGACAGCCCTGATTTTGGTATTAGTTTTGAGCTATTCAGATCTACTCCGGCAGAAAACAGGAAACTCTGGAGAACACTTGACGACGTACTCTATAATGCACCAGTAATGGTAGGACAGAATTTCTTCAATTATGATACAATGTTTGAAGAAATGCTGGGATTCAGGATTAGGAAAGATAGAATTCAGGATACGTTAATCCGGCATCACATTTTATGGCCGGAGTTGTCGCACAAGTTGCAGTTTTTGACCCGACAGTATACTCGTGAGCCTTATTACAAGGACGAGGGGCATGGTTGGAGCTTTAAGTTTTTAAACAAGTACAGACGTTACAATGCTTTAGATGCTACTGTGACTCTTGAAGTGTACATGGGTCAAGAGGAAGAATTCAACGATCGTTCACATTTAAGAGGTTAAAATGAGCATCCTAGACGCAATCAACAATGAAGATAAGCTCATAGCACAATGCAACGGAGACAAAGCACAAGCTCACAGAATTGCTTGTCAAGTAGAGAAAAACATCAAACAACTAGGAGATATTTTATCTCTTATACTACCGGAGGTATTCAAAGATGCTATGTCAAAAAATAATCCCGCTGAGCAAGAGCAGCAACACATACTGCATGTTGACAGAAGGTCATGCGGAGGAATGTAGTATTGCAACAAAAGTTATTTCACGAAAAGAAAGTGAGCTTATTCCAGAAGGTGTTTCTTGCACTGAAACAGAAGTGGCCTATTATCTCAGGGTGAGGCAAGGAACAGAGATAGTATGTATGAGAGTTACAAAGAAATTACTCTGTGTGGAAGTGACTAATATTCATGTCCAAAACTGAAAGAATAACTAACCAATACGAGCACGCACTCCAGTCTGTCTA